TTGTCAGACATGAGGCACCTGTAGACCGAAGCCACCCAGCATGGCGGCAACGTTGGAATCGTGCGCGGGTGATGCTTGGGTAGCATCCCCCTCGGAAAAATCGCTTGGCGGGGCCGCTGCGGGGCCGGATGCGTCCTTGCCGTAGCCCATGAAGCCGGCCACGAGCACATGCACGGGCGGGTTACGCCGCCAGTAGCGTTGCATCGCCATGTAGCGCGGCAACGTCAGCCGGTCGATCTCGCGCCACGTCCAGCCCGTCGAGGCCGCGACGTGCGCGTAGATGTCGTACCAGTCCGTCGCGTCGCGGCTCCCGCCTACGCTTCCCCCGATGCCTTCTCCAGCCCGGAGACACCCGCCACGGCGGCCATGCACGGCCCGATGGTGGCGAGCGTCACCAGCTTGGCGACATCCGCATCGGTGAGCTCGGGGTGAGCGGCCGACAGCGCGGTGCGCACCACGTGCACGATGGCGTCGCGCTGTTCCCGCGAGGGCAGCGCGTTCTGGCGCAGGTCGGCGATGGCCTCGAAGTCCTTCTCCACCTGTTGCAGTTGCTCGAAGTCGAGCGCGGTGAAGGTGTACTCGGCGCCCTTGAGCGTGAGCTTGACGGTCTCGTTGAGCATCATGTCGGTGTGTCCTGTGTGACGTGGGAGGGGTGGGCGAGCCGCCGCAGCGGCCCGCACTCAGTTGTTGTTCTGTCGATCACTCGACGGAGGAGATCGTCATCACGTTGCCCGACGCATCGGCGAAGGCGTCGAAGTCGAACTCGGGGATGATGAAGTCGTCGAGCTTGGTCGCCAGCGAGAACTTGCTGCTGATGCAGTTGTTCAGCTTCACGTACAGGTTCTTGCCCTGGAACGGCAGGATCAGTTCAGCCTGGAACGACGGGGCGTAGCCCATCAGCAGGTTCGCCACGGCGATCTTGTTGCCGCTGGCCGCGATGGTGTAGCTGTAGTTGATCTTCACCTGCACGCCGGCCACCTGATCGGCCGAGGCGAAGGTGTAGACGCCCGCGACGCTCACGCTGTACTGGCCGGCAGCCGGAGCCGACGCGACGCGCTTCATCGGCAGACCGGTGGAGGCGTTGTAGACGCCCAGGTCGGCCACGAAGGTGGCGCTGTTCGTGACGGTGATCTGGAACGGCGTGGTGGGGATCGCCGTGGGGCCTTCGTCGATGGACACGAGCTGCTGGCCCGTGGTGACGGTCTGCCCAAAGATGATCGCGTTCATCAGCGGCGCGCTGATCTGCGCGGCCTTGGCCTTCACGCTGATCTTGCCCTTGCTGCGGCCGACCGCGATGGGGAACTGCTGGTTGCCGTACAGCATCTTGGACTCGAACGACACGTCGAGCGAGCAGTCCTGAAGCACGCCGAAGCGAACCGGCGTCGGGTTGGTGATGGTGTTGCCCGAGGCGTCGAGCAGTTGCGTGCCGTAGAGCGAGCCCGCGCCGAATGCGATCTGCATTGGATGTTCTCCTGGGATGGAAAAGAAAAAGCCGCCCGAGGCGGCTGTTGGGGTGGACCGCTGGCGCGGCTACTTCTTGAGCAGGGTCACGGTGTGCACCGTGCGCCCGTTCGGAAGGGTGGTCTTGGTGACGGTCAACTGCGCGTCGCCCTTGTGGGCCGCGAGATCGATGAGCGCCGCCTCCAACGCGACGCCCTGCGCGCCCGGCAGCCGATAGGCGCCGAGCACGAGCGGCTTCGCACGGGCGGGCTTGAGACCGTCAGACATACTCGATGGTGAGCGGGATGATGGCGACCGACTGCACGCCGAGCGTGCCTTCGTCGGTCTCGATGGTGCCATTGATCGCGCAGTGGTAGCAAGCCCCGTTCAGGGTCTGCCGGTTCGTCACCGGATCCGGCGCCAGCGCCGCTTCAACAGCGTCCAACAGCGGATTGAGCGCCGACGAGGGCGCGGGACTGTTCTGCGGCGACTGCACGTAGACGTACAGCCGCACATTCATCGTCCACTTCGTCGGATACCCCAGCTTCGGGGATGCCGACTCGTTGACCTGGCTCTGGAACAGCGCCGGCTGTTCGCCGGGCTTCACATCGCCCCAGTGACGCAGACGACGTGAGGTGGTCACGAAGTGCGCCGCTGCCGAGACCTTGGCAAACAGCGCCGCGTAGATGGCTTCGCGGTTGGGGATCATCGTTGCAGGGCCTTTCCTGCGGCCTTCTCGAGCTCGGCCGTGATCTCGGGCTGCAACTGTTCCAGCGACGGGCGCAGGAACGGGCGTCCCGCGTAGTCGACATGGCGCTCGTGAGCGCGCACCTTGACCATCTTGCTGTTGGCCGCCTTGCCGAAGCCCTGCGTCACCTTGCGCAGATGCTCGCGCACGCTCTGCGTGCCGTGGAAGCCGAGTTCGTGGAAGCGGGCGTACTCGACGTTGGTGCCCACCGTGCCGTACACGCCGCCCGGCTCCTCGCGCACCGCGTAGGTGATCGAGCGCCGCAGGCGGCCCGTGCGCACGCGCAGCACGTCGTCGGAGAGCTTGTCCTTCACGATGCCGGCCAGCGTGGGGGCCAGCCGCTCGACGGCGCGACGCAGTTCTGCGCGCACGTCGTCGCCCTTGCGCCCGAGCGTGAGCAGCGTCTCCTTGTCGCCGATGATGGCGCCGGTAATCTTCACAGCGGGAACACCTTTCGATAGGGCTTCAGCGCGAGTTCCACCGCGTCGGGGATGTCCTTCAGCGAGTAGCTGATGCTCTCGCCGGCCAGCGTGCGGCTGTTCACGCCGATGCGGTTCATCGACTGGTAGCGGTCGGCGATCCACTCGATGACCGCCTGCTCGATGTCGGGCGGGATCGCCGTGTAGCCGGCCGTGTAGGTGACCTGCACGTTCTGGAAGCCGAGGTTGAACACGGAGCCGACGAGGCGCACAGCATTCTGCGAGAAGCTGTAGCCGTCCTGGCCGAACGCGGGCTGCGCGGCAATCGGCGCGCCGTCCACGTTGACCGAGGCGACGGCTGTCACCGGGTAGTTGCGCAGCATCAGCGTGGCGTTGCCACCGCCGTTGTAGGTCTCGGTGTAGCTCTGCGCTGCGAGATCGCGGTTGAGGTAGTTGGCAACCGCATTCGAGAACGCCGTAATCATCCGGTTGATCGTCGCGTCTGCGGAGCCATCGGTGATCTTCAGCCAGTCCTTGACGTTGGCTAGCGTGGTGAGTGCGGTTGCCATCTCTGCCTGCATTAGCGAGCCCGTTTCCCCTTCACTGCCACCACTGCCGCAGTGATTGCGGCGGCGTCGGCGTCCGCGGCGTCTTGCGCGTCCTTGGTTGCTTGGTCGATGAAGCCGTGCTCCTTCAGCGTCTGCACGAGCACGCTGTTGGCCGACTGTTCCTCGTTGAGCTCGATGGTGCCCTGGGCGACCTCGAAGGCCTGGCCGTCGATGGACGCACCCGTCACGCCCTGCGGCGCGTAGAACTTGGTCATGGTGATTCCTTGGTGGTGTGCTGCAAGAGCGAGCCCGGCGCCTCCACCGGGCTCGCGCTTCCCGTCATCGGGTCGTCGGCGTCAGCCTTAGACCTTGATGTTCTTCAGCACGCCGAAGGCGGGCGGGAAGTAGTTCTGCAGCAGTTCGTCCGCGTACACGCCGTACTCGTACTTGCGCGAGCGCAGCGGCCACTCGATCTGGTAGTAGTCGCGGCGGGTCTTCACCTGGAGGATGTTCTGCACGCCCGACAGCGGATAGGGCACGTTGTCGGAGTAGAACACGATCATGCCGTCCGGCATGTCCGGGTGCACCGTGATCTGGATCTGCGTGTTGGTGACCTTGTTCAGGTACGAGCCGATCACCGTGCCGCTGTTGATGACCTTGCCGCCCGAGTCCATCGAGAAGCGGATCAACGGCGCGCCGCCGTTGGCGATGATGAGCTTGTTCATCGCCAGCAGCGTGGCGCCCGACACGTAGAAGTCGGTGGGTGACAGGCGCGTGTTGTTCCAGAAGGACATCAGCGCCGTGTCCACCTCGACGATGCCGCCCGCGCCGTCGCTGGTCAGCGGCGTGCCCACGCCGGCCACCGTGGGCAGGGCCACGTTGTAGGCGTTGGAGCCGGAGGTCATGATCTGCGTCAGCAGGCCGTCGAACACCAGGGCGTTCTGCGACTTGTCGGCGGTGAAGCCGGCCGAGGCGTTCTGCGTGCCCGTCGCGTTGGCGGTGATGACGAGGGTGTTGAGCGAGGTGATCGCGCCCAACAGTTCGTTGCCCGCAGTGCCCCAGAACCAGGCGTAGGCAACAGCCCCGTTGACCGGAGTGACAGAGGCCGTGACGCTGGCGTTCGGGCCGGTCAGCGCGCCACTGGAGGCTGCCGCCGACTTGATGGCCGTGCCCTGGTTCACCGCGTCGGTCGTGCCATCCGCGTTGGTGCGGGTGGCCGACAGCGGCAGGCCGCCCGCAACAGTGGACGCCTTCCAGCCTTCCAGCGTGAGCGCCACGCAGATGACCGACAGCGTGATCGAGCCCAGCGAGCCACCTGAGGCTGAGGCACTGAGGGACGGGGTGGGCGTGGTGCCCAGCGCGATGGTGGTGTTGCCGCCGAGCAGCAGGCGCTCCTCGCCGATCATCGTCGAGCGCAGCAGGCCCATCACGGCCTTGGCCTTCACGTCGTCGAAGTTCTCGCCAGCGTAGTCCGCCTCGAAGCTCACGTTGTCTTCCAGGCCGAGACCCTTGTAGGCCGCGACGTAGGAAGCGACCGCCGTTGCGATGGTCGCGTTGCGGTTGCCTTCGGAGACGCCCAGCGACAGCGCGGCGGTGTTGATGGCGGTGATGGCCTTCCAGTTGGTCGCCGTGCCGCCATTGCCGGGCACGCGGGGGATGCGGTTGCGCAGCGGCGTGAGCACCGGGTAGAGCTGGAGCGCGGCCGGCTGCAGGTCGTACCAGACGAGGCCGGTGGCCTGCGTGAACGCCTTCTTGATGTCCTCGGACAGCTGCGAGGGCTGGGCGTTCTTGATGAGGTTCAGGGTGTCCTGAGTCGTGTTGCTCATTGATGACTCCAATGAAGAAGGCCGCTGTTCAAGCGGCCCGTGCGGAAACGAAAAAGCCGCCCGGTGGGGCGGCTCGATGCGGTGTGGTTATGAGGGGGGTGCGGTTTACTGGATGCCTCGCAGCGTGATCGGTCGCGCACCTCCCTGATGAATCGACTTGATGATGTCTTCGGGCTTCCGCGTGGAGCCGTCAGCGTGCTTGGTGAGGTCGCCGCCCTTGTGCTCGGGCGCGTCGTCGGTCTTGGCGACAGGCACAGCCGTCTTGGCGATGGCGGGCGCGGCCGGCAG